CCAAGTACCTCGAATGCACTACCGGCATTGGCGCGAGCCGCCTGTGCCGCATCTCCGAGTTTGTCCTTCAGTTCACCCGCGCGTTTGGATAGCTTCTGAAATTCCGCGCTACCCTGATCTAGGTTTGCCAGTTCAGATTGTAGTTTCCGGAGTTCACTTTTAAGTGAATTAGCCGATCCGGTCGCTGCCGCGAGTTGCTGATCGACCTTGTCAATATTACTGATCGCACCCGAACGATCAACCTCTAGTGATATGACGTATTTATTTGCCATTAGAATATCTTGTATATGATGTAGGCAATAACAGTGATAATGCCTACTCGAACAGTCCAGTTAAGGACATCGTACACAAGTAGCCGCCATCCGCGAAGGGCGTGGTTATGCTCCGGTGCTTTGGCTCCGGCTTTAATCAGCACAAGGGAGTTCTTTATGTCTGCGTATGGCTCTATCACGATATGTACGGGTAATCAGGTCGAACTTGCGTGTATTGAAGTGTGGCAACTACATACACGTTATTGTGCGGATACCCCGCGCCCGATGATGTCAAGATAATACGGTGCTCATCCGTGTCCGTAGCTGTGTCAATGGTCAGCACCGGTGATACGAATGTAGTCTGCTTGAATATATCAACGAGCGTTCCCGATCCTGCGGTACCGGCTTTGTATAGATAGACAGAATGTTGTGACACACAATTCTGAGCAATCACGCCACCGACAATTTTTGCCATGTTGAGCGTAATCACACACGCCAGTCCTGTGCCATCGGGTAGGTTTATTCTTTTGGCTGCAATACCCTCAATCAATAATTCCAGTTCAGTAGTGTCATTGGTAAGATCACCCCACACGGAAAACATCACGGTACCTGATTGCTGTGCACCTTCGGATGTTTCCCTGTCATCGAGTGTCCATCCACCACCCAAGTGATGGCCGGGTAGGTTTGTATAAACATTTTTACCAAACATTGCCGATCCGCGCTGTGATCCTTCGAGTTTAAGCGTGTCACCGACTGCGATACTCATGGGATTACCGGAGTCTGCTGTAATGCCACGCCCTGCAACGTAGGATAGTATGTTATCGGCTGACCAGTTCAGATTTGATGCAAGTGCGATCATGAACCTTGCCCGGGAAGTTTCACCTGATGATATACCGAGTCCGTTTGTACCCTGATTCACTCCGATGGCCTGCCGGAAGTCACGCGCTCCAAAGGCATAGCAGTCATCATTGAGTCCGAATGTGTATCCGTACCTTTCACAGCATGCGCGAGTGGCCGGTTGTTCGTCACCTGCGCCATCTTCAAAGACTACAATACCCGATGACAGTACTCCGATAGGTGTGAGTTCACAGTCCGGTACTGGATCAATGATTTTAATCAGTGTGACCTTTGTGGATTCATTTACCCCAATCTTGTAGTCTGAGATTTCCAGTATCCGCCAGTACGCGTTCTTAATCCAAATTTTATCATCAAATCCGAATTGCATGACATCACTGAGCGACAGATCGAAGTACGCCTCCATTATTCGGGCCTGTTCCGAATAGATTTCGTTCAGATACGGACGCCAGTACAGGTTGAATAAATTACTGTACGGACTGGCGAGTATATTGTGTGGGGGTGGTGTCCATTTTTCAGTCCAAAAGTTTAGATCGAAATCATCGACTTCAGCAAGTACCGAGGAGAAATTATTACCAAGATTCACAGCCGTCATGGATGCTTCAAGCACACCCTCATCATCATCGAATAACATCACCTCTGCCGTTCCTGCAATGTACAGTATACGCGGGCCGGGTAGTACAAATTCTCCCTGTTGATTCACGAACTTTGGAACCACGACTGATGTACCATTTATCGCATTGCACGGTGTCGATTGAGTCACCAGTTGTACAGTTGAATCGCCTGTTGCGAACACACTTGCGTCCTCGTTATCACTCACGGTATAACCATCCACGAGGTATTCACCATACACGCGTCCGGCATCTTTGTATAGCTTACTCCATACGTCACCGCCTTCTTTGTATGTGAACTTCAGCTTCTTTTTCTGCATGTCCACCGTCGATTGAATAACGATGTCCTTTGATACGTCGAGTTTTTGCGTCCAGTCCAGCGAGTTTCCAAAACCGAGATATTCGGCCATTGGAATGAATTTGATTTTACCGGCAATAAGTCTGTCGGGAATAACCGCCAGATTGTGCATGGAGATCATGTCTTTGATGAACTCCGACTGAAGCATATCTGGTGCATTCAGTGACATGGATATATCCTGACCATACAGCACACCATCGAACCCGATCAATGCCCATCCAGTACCGGCATTATCAAGGTAGTCCGCGCTTCCTTCGAGGTCAACAGTATCAAAAGTGGTAATGAATGATAACTGTACTTCATCGCCCACGTGTAGTTGAATCTGAACGTCATCGACAAAGTTTGAAGTGGTGCCGATGGATGCGTTATGAAATGGCGCACCATCATACACAAATCCGGTTGAAGGATTCACAAGCCTGAGTTGAACATAGGGTGGTGTTCCTGTCTGAGGTGTGACCGTCATGTATAGCCGGAATGTGTACCAACCCGAATGCGGAGCCGTGTAAACGTCAGCCGCGAAGTCTCCGTTGTTATCGAACTGCTCGGATAGTCCTGTCACCAACCCCTGAGATACACCTGTCTCGGTAGCTGTGTAGCCGACGCGAAAGAAATAGGATTCAACTGGCTGCGCATACTGAATGAATTTCTGATTTATCCAGGGCATCCAATATGCCTCCATCAGCGTGTAAAGATCATCAGCGTCATAGGTGAATCCGGCCTCCGTGATTATCTTATCGAAGATCCAAGCAAGCTGAAGTACTGGCGTCATTTCCGCTGCGTAAATCGGTATGTCCGCGTTGTATATCGGTCTGGTTCCGGCTTCTCCTTGCTCACTGAATTTGTACCCGCGATCACAAAGGATGTACCGATATGGCTGAACCGTATTAAGGACAGCGTCATAGTTGACGGTGTGATCCAGATCATCAAGCGCGTCGATGTCGGCAAGCTTCAGTGTGCCAAGTGCCTTAAACAGATCGGGTGTTTCGGCATAAAAAACAATCTCCAAATCCGAAATAACATCGAGTCTTTTGATTACCCGTATCACCCGCACGTATCCGACGCTCACGGGTAGAGTTGACACCCGAAGTTCAGCAGGTAATTTCTCAAAGAAGTAATTCGTGTCCGGTGCGGCATTGACATCGAACAACGGGCCGAAGATGGTTTGATTGGGTTCGTATGGAATGCGGAACTGTTTCGTGTATGCTCCGGTAGTCTCAAACTTCTGTATGTCCGTAAATCGCCAGGTCTGAGCAATCGTTTCGTCATCGCTGAGCGAAACATATTCACCGTTACATATCAAATGAACTTCTGCCATTACGGTATCAGGTTATTTGCAAGTCTGAGTTTGAGTTCGAGGTTCTTTAACTTCCCGTTTCGTTCGCGCTTCATTACATAGTCAGTGGCTTCAATCACCACCGGAATGAATGTTCCATCGTCCTGCACCCAATGAACCTGATTGGATGCCAGAAGCGAACGCAGAAACACAAACTCCTCCTCCTGTATCCAGTCGGATGTGATCTGAAGGTATTGCTGAACAATGTTTGGACGCTCCGTTAATCCTGCCTCGTATGCACCGTATGTGAAGGCGGGCGAAGCTGCCGCGCTGCCATAATTACCACGCACACGATAGTAGCGCGAACGTTCGATAGATATTGACTCCTCATTCTTTTTAATGAAGTTGAAGTAATCCCAACCACCGCGAGAGTTGCCAAACGCAATACGAACCACGTCGTACTTGCAATCCTTTTGTCCCCACAGATCGGAGTTATAGAACACATAGGTTGCCGCGCATATCGCGTTTGCCGAAGTCAGAAATTGCACGGTATAGAATCGCCATGACGGGTAGTCGGATGGTTTAAATAGACCGACCGTTGTCGATGCGTTAAGGTTGGCAGGATACACATACGCGTATCCCGTTGGTGTGCCTGTCCACGCGATACTTTCCGTGAAGGCATGAGGCGCACCGGATGAATCGTAAATCGTCACGCGAATTTTATCGACTACATTATTGGTCAGGTAAGTGTTTTGCGTTGGGAACTTCAGCACACCATAATCGAGTTCACGAACTGGAATATAAATGGATGCAGTCGTGAATGATAGTCCGAATGTTTCTGCCCATTGCCATTTATGCGTGTTCCATTTACGATCCGACATGGCGCGCTTGGTTGCGCCATTGAGCGTGAATGCCACATCCGTATTTGTTCCTTCCGGATCAGGACTGAATCCGTATTTCGGATCATAATAACCGGGAGGCACAATCACGAAATCAGATGTAACGCCACTTCCTGCGTTCTCTGTCAACACACCAGCGACCAACCAGTACTCGGTAAATTCAACCTCTACCTCCTCATCGCTTCCGTCATCACCGCCTATATTGGTTCCGCTTAATGCGTGAACACCACCGACTACCACCCCAAGAGTGTTCCCTTGTACAAATTCTTTTATGTTGACAACAACCGCGTTTACTGGATTCACATCGTAGAACATTGAGCCAAGTGTAGTCGTTCCAGCACCACCCCTGACCTCCACAAATATCTTGAAGCCTGGTTGCGCGTACTCCGTTGATGTTACAAGGTAAATCAAATCCTGCCGCGTGAGCGAGAACAGTTCCGGTTGTTGTTCAATGGTTATTGCCATTAGTATATCCTTATTTCGATTGGAATATTGTAAAGGTAATTTGTTGGTATAGGGTCATAGTTCCAATTAAGCTGCGCCTGTTCGATGTTTACCGCAGTTCCATTCCAAGTAACCCGAAGTGCTGTGTAAATATTTATAGCATCACCGGCCACAACCCAGACAACCGCAGTTGATGGAATGCCTGTTGCATAGAAATTCCCATCACTATCAAAATACCATGTAAGGGTATATCCGGTGTTGTTGTAAAGCACGGTAGCAACCGGATCACTGGTTCCTTCTTGGTTTATGAGCGCAACGTATGACGTGTATTTCATTACACATTCACAGCTTGTGTCTTTCTCCGTCTGATACTTTACAGGCCAAGTTGTCTGAGCATACGACGCTGCACCAATGGTGAACATCAAAATAATTGTGAGAATTGTTTTCATATAGATTGATTATTTAAGTTTCAAACGAAATTCGATTTCCTTCTTTATTGCTTCCTCGTATTCCTTTCCACGCTTATCCAGTACCGATTCAATTGCATTTGCAAAGAAAGGGAATGGTTCGATTCCTTTCTTACTGATCGCACGAGCGATTGACCACGCTGCTGCGCGTTCGGCTTCGGGCGTCTTCTTTATGAATCCTCCGCCGGCCTTGCGTAGCCGGATTGGTTTGATCCGCATCCACTGAAGTATTGGCGCAATGGGTGGCATCTTCGCGCCCTTGCGACGACCATCATTCACGTATCGGATATAGTCGGCAGCTTTGCCTGATGCTCCGAATTGAATCACGGGATTGTTGTATCGTGCCGTTGCGGAATAAGTGAGTGAGTTCTTTAGGGTTCCCGACGCAACAGACCTCCGACGTTTACCTTTCACGACACGAGTAGCACCGAGTTCGCGCTGCGCGGCTTCAACCACATCTTGCGCGATGGATTCAGTGAGTATTATGATCGCGTCTGATGGCATTATGAAATGAGAGTTATTTCAATGAATGATCCAGTCTTAGCAGTGATTGTTCCCAAATTACTTTCGCAAGCAAATTGAACCTGTAATGTGCCGTTGGCGGATGGCTGTATAATTCCTTCAATGACCGCAAGGTTGCCGCTGGTAGCTGCTGATGTTGCGTTGTTTGCTGCTGGTAACTGGTATGCATTCAATCCATGATTCACCGTCTGTGTGGTCGCTGTTAAGGCATACCTCGAAGAATACGAAATGAAGGTAACCGCTGGGCCGTTAACAGTCCATCTTGAACCAATCGCCGTCGAACTGGATTCGTAATGACACACCGCCCTGAAATGGTATATGCTTCCGGCAACGACAGAAACACCAACGCCGGTAAAGTCTTTTAGTACGTTCGTTGAATTGTCCGAAGTATCACCGGTGGCAACGGCTCTGGTCAATCCAGTAATAGCTGTTTGCGCTTGCGCCGCACTGAGAAGTGTGATGCTGTTATCCGCATTGATTTGAATGTAGCGTATTGCGCTTGGATTGGCAACTGTAAATATCCCCGCACCGACAGTTGTCGCACCAAGATTGGTTCGTGAAGTCGCGGCATTTGCTACGTCCGAAAGGTTTGCAGACTTCACCATGAGGCCAGATAAATCCTGATCGCCTGTGTTGGTTCCTGATGAGGTTCCGCTGAATGTTCCGTTCTGTGTGGCGAGTGTGCCGAGGCCGAGGTTTGTGCGCGCTGTTGCCGCACTTACAAGGTCGCTCAGGTTATTCGATGCCACAAGATATGTTCCTGCCGCCTGACCTCCGATTGCGGAAAGGAATGCCGCAGCACTCAATGTCGAAACACTATTGTCCGCGTTAATGCGTAGGTAGGTTACTGCTGACGGATTTGCCAGTGCAGCAATGTTTGATCCTACCGTAGTAAATCCACTAATCTCCGCGATGGAAACGAATGACCATTCCACATCGTAACTTGTGTTTGAAGCCTTGCGAAGTACCATCCACTTTGTGCCGCCCGGAGGTATGCCTTCAGCCGTTGCGACCAACGGGGATCCCGGAGTACCCGCGCCCGTGATGGATGTACCGTCAACCGACACGCGCACGATTGGATTATTCGGATCGGTGTTATCTGTGTTGAGTCCGGTAACTGTTTCCACACCACCACCCGCGCCTCCTGTTGCCGTGATGCGTACCCGACCATCGCCTAAATCTGTGATCGTTATGTTGCTGCCTTGAACGAGGTCGAGGATATTCTGAACCGCGTTATCGGTGCCATTCACGCGAAGTATCAGACCACTTGCGCTGCCTGATGACCCTGCGCCCTCACCACCTACGGAGAAGTCTGCCGGAATATCGCAGGCATCCCACAAGTAAGGCACGATAATATCGAGCGTCAGCTTACAACCCGAAAGCGTATTTGTAAATTCACGGATGAATGGTTCAATGATCGGATTCTCGTTAACGGAAACATCGGAGCCGAATAGCACCTGTCCGTTTTTTATTTCGCTGATGAGATCGAGTGCGATCTGCACCATGTCGCTTATGATCTCGCGCTGGTTGTTGGCTTCCTCTGTCTTGTCGCGCGGTATGTCTGAGAAGTAGACGTCGAATGTATAGGCCAACACACCCGCGCCCGGAGCAATTGTAACCGGCACAACGTGCATCCAGGGGTACACATTATCCTTATTGATGTCGATCTCATCCACCTGACCGTGCGTAAACTTCTGAAGGATGTAGTGACCAGTTGCGAACGCTTGCAGTCGGTCGATGAGGACATTGTATGTACGGGAATTAATTGCCATCGCTCAGTATAGTCAATAGGTGAAGTACCGATGCGCGGAAATCATCGGGTAGGTTGTCCTGCTTCAGTACCTTGCGCAGCCTCGCCCGTTCTTTGCGGAGAAAGATTTCCTGTGATTTATTGCTGACTATTTTCATTGCTTTTGTTTCATCATTGCCGCCCGTCTTTCTTCAATCGCTTTGTCCTCCATGTACACAAGGTGCATAAACACTTCGTACACCGGGCGATCATACACAAGTGGAAACTCGGTTACCTTATGTCCGGCAAGTAGCTCCACGATGTGCATCCATCCGTAGGTAGAGGCTAATGTTTTGCCCCTTCTATCGTCTTCACCTGATTCCTCAGATGGGTCAACGAAGATTCGATGGAATTTGTCCTGAGTGCTTTTGCGATAGTCGAAAAAAAAAGCAGCGCACCATTCACGTCTGCCATTGATAGTTGACCTATCACAGCGTGGTGCGGCACATTGTTACTGTCATATTTGGCAACGGAATACTGCCCGAACATCTTGGCTGTGAGTGGTCGGTACATGATCGCCATCAGTCGTGGTAACTCAGACCATTGGCCTTGTTTCCAAATCAGATCCGCAAGTGAATCCATGTCGATATGCTCGGCAAGTGTCATGGTGGTGAAGTCCGGTAGTAGTGATAAGCGTATACGCCTTGCGCGTTTACGGACAACAACATGCCGGTTTAATTCATGACCAGCCTGTGCGGCCAGTTCAAAAGTGGATATGATTTCCGCAACTGTTTCGAGTTTGAGTCCCCCGACCTGTTTAGCGGATAGTCCGGTAACGGATTGCACACGCTCGATGTCGGTCGTTGCTGACTTGAAAGCAACGTACATGTGGAGTGGAACCTGTGAAGGGTGTGATGGTAGTTTGATCCTCATCACATGTTGGGTAGTACGTTGATGATTACCGGTGCATCCTGATCCCCCGCGTGAGTGACGCGCGCCTGTTTCGGTTTGAAGTATTCAAGTGCCTGCAAGTACAGACTGCAACCTTTCTCCTCCAGTTCGGGATCGCCCGACTCCATAAAGTTCTTCAGTATACGGTTGAAACGGTTCGCGTGTAGGCCAGTGATGGTATCGGCAAGTTCTTCCCATTGCTTAGTGCGCTCAGACTTCGCGCCCTGCGGTCTGCCGTTTGGATTGCCTGATGCTCCCTTTTTAAACATTGTTCCAAAATTGTTTTTTACAACGGTTCCAAAAATCCGATTTCCCTTATTTTATTGGTGTTCTGCCGGTGGCAAAACCTGACTTTGCGAACTTCTGACCTTTGGTGTGGTCGGTTGGTTTGCGGAGAACCGCGTCAGGCGCAGCCACACAGAAACGCATTGCGTTGATATGCGTCTTCACCGCCTTCACATCATTGAGCGATTCACTTTGAGCAAGCGGCTCACCGTTACCGGCAACATACTTCACCTGATACTTCGCGTTCGGATTCTTTTTCGACGGCTTTGCGTCATGGATTTGGATTGATGGTTGTTTGCTCATTTTTATTTTGAGATTTACTTTATCGTCTATACCTATTTCAGATATTTTCTTGAAGGTTTTTTCAGTAACGAATACAAATGTTTGTAATCCGATCTTTACCGGATCACTGCATGTGATGTTTAAAGGTTCTGTTAATTTGCAACTCATTTGGTGTGGTTTTCGTTTATACATTCAAGAAGTTCAGTGTACAGATCACGGATGCATCTTTCACAGCGGGTTCGCGGTTCTCGCTTGCCTGTGATGGATTCCTTCCATCTAAACATTCGTTCAATGACTTCATCTTCAAGTTTGTATTTGACTTGCAAACTTAACACAAATTTTTTTAAGTTCGCAAATTGATCTTCATCCAGTTTGAACATTCCCCATTTGTCTGCCGGACATTTGGCGAATGTGTATTTGACCTTGTGAGGCATGGGGCATCCGCACAGTTTGATCTTCTTGCGGTAGTGGCTGACGGTGTTTTCGTCGGTTACTGTACCGCCAATGATAAGCGTACCACAACTGCGGGTGGATGGTTTATACCACTTGCACCCTTTACAGATGTCAAGCCTTTGCTGCCGAATTGCCTGCGGAACGAGAAACATATTTTTTGAGTTTTGAGATTGATTTTTCGACTGAATCGTAAAGTGTTGTGACTGATATACCCGTCACCTCGGCTGCGTCCTGGTAGCTGAATCCCGGCATCATCCATAGCCGGATAAGTTCTGCATCGAATGGGTGAAGGGTATTTATGTACCGGCTTAGGATCTCACCGTAGATGGCATCGCTCATGGCGGATTCGGTGTTCTGTTGCCACCTCGTAAAGCTGGCGCGATCATCCACAAGTGGCGTGATCTCCCTACCTGTTGACCTGTGCCGACACGCGTACCCTGACTTCGAACTGTTAACCGATAGTTTTATAGCGGCACGGCAGTAACTCGTGAACTTCCCGCGCTCGATTACCTCGATCACGCGCTGCATCCGTGCCTCGTCAGCGTAGAAGTGCTGCACCATGTCGTGCAATACCTCATCACCACTCTGAGAGGATACCCGCCAAGCGTATGACAACAACTCTGAATAGTGCTGGTTTATAGCTGAATCTAAAATATTTTTTAGATTTTCCTTTGACAACTAAAATATTTTTTAGATATTCGCCAAAAATAAGGATAATGGCACAACGAAGTGGATACAACCAACGGATTTTTTCGATGATCGAGAAACACTATGGAACTGTGAAGGAGTTTGCCCGTGATAATTCGATCTCCGAACCGACCGCATACAAGTACATGAAGTCCCCAGGATCTATGTCCATCACCTTTGTGCGCCAGCTTGCGCGTAAGATGAATGTGGAAGCGTGTGAGATCGTTGGGGAGGGTGTTGAATAACAGAGCAGTATTGCTCATAAGATATTTATTTGAGAGAGGGGCTACCGATAAGCGAAGATGATGTACACGTTTTTGTTTCAATCGGTGAAGGGTATTCAGAGTTGCAATATGATTAACTGAATCTGTGAGATAGGTAGCCCCAAGGAAATTAATGGCGGAAGCAAGTGAGAATAGTCAGAGGCCGATTATGGCAAGTCGGTACAGGCGTCAATAACGCTCACCCAAATTCCTAGCTCCGGTAAAACGGATTTAAGCCGAGCAACAACAGAGAGAAGCCCGTAAGAACCGCCGCGTAAGAGCGGTTCATTTTAAAATCAGAAATACATCAACAATGAAAACAGAAATATTCAGAGATTATTCAGACTTCCTTAATAGGGAGGATAAAGAAATCAACGGCGTATCGCCTGAATTTGCTGCCGAAAACCCAAATTGGGAAAAGGACAATAAGACCAATAATGGTTGTTGGAGCTGTTCCGACTGTTCCGACTGTTCCGACTGTTCCCGCTGTTCTGACTGTTCCGGCTGTTCCGGCTGTTCCCGCTGTTCCGACTGTTCCGACTGTTCCCGCTGTTCCGACTGTTCCGACTGTTCCGGCTGTTCCCGCTGTTCCGACTGTTCCGACTGTTCCCGCTGTTCCCGCTGTTCCGACTGTTCCGACTGTTCCGACTGTTCCGACTGTTCCCGCTGTTCCGACTGTTCCGGCTGTTCCGACTGTTCCGACTGTTCCGGATTGAAAGATCAAAACAATATGAAATCATCGGAATCATACCAATCTTTAATAAATGATATACCGAAGATCGAAAACATTCATCAATCCGTTCTGTCTGCGATCAATGCGGAAGGTTGTCAACTTAAGATGGACGAGTGGCATAATTGCGATACAACGCATTGCAGAGCGGGTTGGGTAGTTCATTTAGCAGGGGATCGCGGTAAACTTCTGGAAGCATACACAAGCACTGAATACGCAGCGATGCAGATATACAAAGCGTCATCCAGCATAAAGGTTCCGCCTGCACGGTTCTACGCTACTGACGAAGCCGCGATGGAAGATATTAAGCGTTGTGCTGAACTTGAAGCGAGCGGTTCATTTTAACTCTAAAACAAACATAGATTATAGCAATGATGCCCCTTGAAAAATTTCTAATTAAACGAGCTGAACAGCAAGCTAATCATGCGCGGATGGTTTCAAGATACCTTAATCCTGAATGCACTCTGTTATCTGGCGTAAAGAACTTCACTGAGGCAGATATACAAGCGGCTATTGATGACGCTAATAAGTGCCTGATATGCCTAAAGGCACTTGGTGTAAAAGAAAGACTGTATCATCATATTCCAAAATGGATACCCGAACCACCAAAACAATAAAGCAATGAAAGTCAAAGCAGGAATTTTCGCAGTTCTATTTATCGTAATAATTTCATACGGTGCTGAATACATGGTCAACAGGAATGAATCCGATTTTGTTTTCGGGTTATTCATCGTGTTGGCGGCAGCGCTTTTCTATATACTTATTTACAAACCAATTAAACAATTATTCAAATGATTACAGTAGTATTTATCGTCGTTTCCCTGATCGTAACAGGGGTTCTTTTAAAAGCAAATTATCCAAAGTTCAAAGATGGAATTTGGGCTGAATCATGGGCGTTCTGGTCTGTCATGCTAACGGGGCTGTCTCTCATTGTAGCGTCATTCATTCAGCCGTTTTCACTTGATCGTGTGGATGCGGGTCATGTTGGCATCAAAGTGAATCTGTCTGGCGATGATCGTGGTGTTGGGGCATACGAATACAAGACCGGTTGGGTGGTTATAAACTCATGGACAAGTAAGCTATATGAGTTCCCGACGTTCCAACAGCACATCGAATACCCCGAGCAATCCGTAATTACAAAGGGAGGGTTTTCCGCAGCGATAAAACCTTCGTTCAATTACTCATTGAATGCAGGAGACGTTGGGGATATGTTCTCAAACCTGCGATTGAATATCGAGGATATTGAACAAAGGTGGCTACAGACGGCTATCGTTGGAACAGTGAATGATGTGTCAAACCGTTGGCCGGTGGATTCAATCTTTAATCATCGTGAGCAGTTTGAATCAGAGATCGTAGGAGAGGCTAATAAAAGGGTGTCGAAATGGTTTACAGTTTCACAGCTACGAACCAACATTGTTCCTCCTGGTGCATTACAGGGGGCTATCGTTAATAAGACAAAAGCGATACAGGACGCGCAAGCAGCTTTCCAAAAAGCACTTGTGGCTGATGCACAAGCAAAAGAAAAGATCGCCATTGTCAAAGGAGATTCAGCCTACAATGTGATTCAGGCGGCGGGCAAAGCGGAGGCAATTAAGAAAGAACAGATGTTTCTCACACCAATGTATATTGAATACGTTCAGGCACTTCGTTGGGATGGAAAATACCCCACAACGATAGCTGGAGATGGATCAGGAGTTTTACTAAATATTAAATAACCGAACCATGAAATCCGATTTGCTCATTTTAATCTCAATTTCTATAGCATAACCAGACCTCTTAATTACAATCAAATCACACTCATGGTCTGCTTTTTTTCCAAAATTTATGTATCAATTAGGC